GATCGCCGCCAGCAAGGCCAAGGGCATGTGGATGGGTGGCGTCCCGCCCTTGGGCTACGACGTGGTCGAGCGCAAGCTGGTCGTCAACGAACGCGAAGCGGCGCTGGTGCGCGACATCTTCCGGCGATACGGCGAGCATGGCTCGGCGGCGCGGCTGGTGCGCGAACTGGACATCGAAGGCCACACCACCAAGGCGTGGGTGACGCAGACCGGGCGGCAGCGTCCGGGCCGCACCATCGACCAGCAGTACCTCTTCTCGCTGCTGCGCAACCGCATCTACCTGGGGGAAATCTGCAACCACGGCACCTGGCATCCCGCCCAGCACGAAGCGATCATGCCGCAAGGTGTGTGGGACGCCGCGCATGCCTTCATCGAACGGCGCAAGCAAGCGCCGCGCGAGCACGCCGCCAAGCATCCGGCGCTGCTGGCGGGCCTGCTGTTCGCGCCCGACGGGCAGCGCATGCTGCACTCCTTCGTCAAGAAGAAAAACGGGCGGCAGTACCGCTACTACGTTCCCTACCTGCACAAGCGGCGCAACGCGGGCGCGAGCCTGTCGCCCGGTGCGCCGGACGTGGGTCATCTGCCCGCCGCCGAAATCGAGAACGCGGTGCTGGCGCAAATCCACGCCGCACTGTCGACTCCGCAGATGCTGATCGCGGTCTGGCGCGCCTGCCAGCAGCATCCCGCAGGTAGCACGCTCGACGAAGCGCAGGTGGTGGTGGCGATGCAGCGCATCGGCGACGTGTGGGCGCAGTTGTTCCCCGCCGAGCAGCAGCGCATCACGCGGCTGCTGATCGAACGGGTGCAACTGCATGGGCACGGCCTGGACATCGTCTGGCGCGAGGATGGCTGGATCGGATTCGGTGGCGACATCGGCGCGCATCCGTTGGTCGAGGAAACCAGCGAACAGACCGAGGAAGCACTGGCATGAGCGCGGCCACCAACCCGCGCAAGCTCACCGTCCGCATCGAGGTCGGGGCCGATGCCCGCAGCTACGTCAGCGGTGGTCAGCGCGTCACGCTGGTACCGCTGACGATCAAGCGCCGCCAGAACCGCAAGCTGCTGATCCCGCCTGCGGCCGACGCCGTCATTGCGACGGGCGGCTTCGACGTATCGATGATCAAGACGCTCGGCAAGGCGTTCTACTGGAAGCGGCTGATCGACGAAGGTGTTTATCCGACGACCGCAGATCTGGCGCGCGCGCTGAAACTGGAACCGGGCTGGGCGGCCGAGGTGCTGCGCATGACCATGCTGGCACCGGACATCGTCGAGGCGATCTTCGAGGGCCGCCAGCCCCGGCATCTGAACCTGCACACGCTGCGCGGCCGCCAAGACCTGTTGCCACGCGACTGGGCCGAGCAGCGTCGACTGCTTGGTTTCCCCGACATCTAAATCCACCCCCCGATTTTCCCGATGACGGCGAGCCATGTGCTCGCCGTCTGCGTTTGCGCGCCGGTGGATTGGCGAACCTGAAGTTCTCGCGTGGTTCGCCATTGCATCCCTTAAAGGTTCGCCACCCGAAGCTTGGAATGACACCTGTTCCTCAACAACGTCACAGGAGCGTTCCATGCAGACACCAGCCAGCACCATCCCTCGGTCGCCGCATCAGGCGATCAACAGCCTCTCGCCCGGCGACCGTCGGGTGCTCAACGAAAACGAGCTCGCGCAACGCTGGGGCGTCAGTCCCAAGACCCTGCAGCGCTGGCGCAGCGAAGGTCGCGGCCCGCGCTACCTGAAGTTGTCCAAGCGCGTCGGCTATCCCGTGGACGCGGTCATCGAGTTCGAGCGCCAGGCGCTGCACGACTCGACGTCCGAGCGCGCGGCGGTCTGAGGAGCGATGCCATGAACGACATCACCCTCTTTCCCGCCGACATCGCCGCGATGTCCGTCGGCCAGCTGGCCGCGTTGCCCGCCGCGCAGAAGGCCGAGATCGACAAGAACCTCGGCGAGGCCATCGACTGGTTGAAGAAGGCACGCGCCAAGTTCGACGCCGCGCTCGATGCCGCCTACGGCGATCAGGCCCGTGCGGCGCTGCGCGAGTCCGGTCGTGACTTCGGCACCGCGCACCTCGACGACGGCTCGCTGCACATCAAGTTCGAGCTGCCCAAGAAGGTCAGTTGGGATCAGAAGAAGCTCGGCGACATCGCCGCCCACATCGTCGCCGCCGGCGACAAGGTCGAGCACTTCATCGACGTGAAGCTGGCGGTTTCCGAATCGCGCTTCACCAACTGGCCGCCGACGCTCCAGCAAGAGTTCGCCGCCGCTCGCACGGTCGAGCCGGGCAAGCCGTCTTTCACCCTTTCCATCGATTCGGAGCACTGATCATGAGCACCAGCCTCATCGCTTCGCTGCGCAAGCAGCTGCCGTCCATCTACGGCGAACACCTTCCCGACGACATCCGCTATCGCGGCGCCGATGGCCAGGACGTCGTTGTGGCGCTCGATGCAGCCACGGTGGACGAACTGGCCTTCGCCATTCAGACCGCCAACGCCGAGGCCCTGGCGCTCAGCCGCCGCCGCACCGCGCTGGAGGAACTCCACACCGAGGTGCGCAAGCGTGCCGCGCGTGGCGCCGACCGCATCGCCGACGTCGCGAGGGAGGGCTGATCATGAGCGCGATCATTCCCTTCCAGTTCGAGGCGTACGCCGTGCGCGTGCAGGTCGACGACGCGGGCCTGCCGTGGTTCAACGCCAACGACGTCTGTGATGCGTTGGAGATGGGCAATCCGTCTCAGGCGATCAAGTCGCACGTCGATGCCGATGACCTCCAGAAATTGGAGGTCATCGACAACCTCGGGCGCACGCAGCATGCCAACCACGTCAACGAATCGGGCCTCTACGCCCTGATCCTCGGCAGCACCAAGGACGCCGCGAAACGCTTCAAGCGCTGGGTGACCGGCGAGGTGCTGCCCGCGATCCGCAAGACCGGCGCGTACTCCGCCTCTGGCGCGCTCGCTGCCTTGCCCGCGCCGACCCACGACCGGGTGAGCGCGATCCTGCTGATCGGAGAGGCTGTCGCCAAGGTGCCGGGCGTCAAGACCGGTATTGCGATGGCGGCGACGTTGACCTGCATTCAGGAGAACACGGGCCTCACCACCGAGGTGCTGCGCCGCGCCCTTCCAGCCAAAAGCGCTGCCGCCAACGAGCCGATCTGCTCGCTCAACGCCACCCAGCTCGGCAAGCTGCTCAACCGCTCGGCCAAGGCCACGAACCAGTTGCTGGCATCGCACGACTTCCAGTTCCGCAACGACCGCGACGAATGGGAGCTGACCGAAGCCGGCGAAGCGTGGGCCGAGGCCATGCCGTACTCGCGCAACGGCCACAGCGGCTACCAGATTCTCTGGAATCCCACCGTCGCCGAGCAGTTGAAGGAGGTGGCGTGATGTCCCTCCCGATCATCTCCGCGCAGCAGCGCATGGCCGAGCGCAAGGGCGTCAAGCTCCTGATGCTCGGCAAGTCCGGCATCGGCAAGACCACCCGGCTCAAAGACCTCGACCCGGCCACCACGCTGTTCCTCGACATCGAAGCGGGCGACCTGGCCGTGGACGACTGGCCCGGCGACACCATCCGCCCGGCGTCGTGGCCGGAGTCGCGCGACTTCTTCGTGTTCCTCGCCGGGCCGGACAAGTCCCTGCCGCCGGAGGCCGCGTTCTCGCAGGCGCACTACGACCACGTCGTCGAGAAGTTCGGCGATCCGGCGCAGCTCGACCGCTACCAGACCTTCTTCCTCGACTCGATCACGCAGCTCTCGCGCCAGTGCTTCGCGTGGTGCAAGACGCAGCCGGGCGCGGTCAGTGAGCGTTCCGGCAAACCCGACCTGCGCGCCGCCTACGGGCTGCTCGGCCAGGAGATGGTCGGCGCCTTGACCCACCTGCAACACGCGCGCGGCAAGAACGTGGTGTTTGTCGCCATCCTCGACGAGCGGCTCGACGACTACAACCGCAAGGTGTTCGTGCCGCAGATCGAGGGCAGCAAGACCAGCCTCGAACTGCCCGGCATCGTCGACGAGGTCGTGACGCTGGCCGAGATCAAGGCCGAGGACGGCAGCGCCTACCGCGCCTTCGTCACCCACACCGTCAACCCCTACGGCTACCCGGCCAAAGACCGCAGCGGTCGTCTCGACCTGCTCGAACCGCCCGATCTCGGCGCGCTGATCGCCAAGTGCGCGGGCGCCGCCATGTCCGCCGGCGCCGCCGCTCATTCCGCCATTCCCGCATCCCACCAATCTCAGGAGTAATCGCCATGACCACGCAGAACTGGAACGACTTCAACGACGCCGAACAGCAACAGGGCTTCGACCTCATCCCCAAGGGCACGCTGGTGCCG